CCTTCTGGTAATCTTATTACAGTTCAATTAAATAGTATTTGCAATTCTATTATGATGCGTTATGTCTATTATGCCATGATGCCTAGTATTAAGGAAAGCTTTTCCCAGAATGTTGCTCTTGCAACTTATGGGGATGACAATGCTATGTCTGTTCGACGTCATTGTGGTTGGTTTACCCATACCTCATGTCAAGCAGAATTTGAAAAATTAGGCATTGGTTATACTATGGCTCAAAAGGATGCCAAATCTAGACCTTATATTGGAATAGAAGAGGTATCTTTTTTGAAGCGCAGTTTTGTGCAACATAAGGATCTTGGAAAGATCGTTGCTCCTATTGAAGTTGATTCAATTCTGAAGAAATTTCATTATATTAAGAAGCCTACTGAGTCTCCATTATCTCCTGGCGAACAATTTGCTGCTTATGCAGATGGTTCACTTCGTGAGATGTTTTTATATGGTAGACATGATTATGAGGTTTTCTTGATTAAACTGAAAAATATTGTTGGGAAGAATCCGGAACTCAAAGGACGAGTTTCGTTTATTCTCTACGATGAAATGAAGAAATTGGTGGAACCAGCCTATGCTCATGATTATGTGAACGATAATAGAAAATTGTTCGCTGAGAGCATGGATTTGGCCCCAATATAATTTTATGTATTTTTCCTCGCTTGTATATTGGTTTCCACGGAAAACAAGTTAGGGCATTCGTATTGATTACGGTAGCTAAGAGTTCATCACTCGAAGTTAACGCTTGCGATGCAGCATTTGATGAATGTGCTGTGTAGGTTAACCTGATTACACAGTTCTTTGAAAACAAATAGGTTACTTCTTTTTACAAATTATATTATCAAATTTATATGTCTTGTTTACATACCAGTGTTATTACTGGACTTTTTATATATTTTATCTATTTTATATTAGATTGTTTATTTCTTGCATGTTTTGTAGAAGAAACTCTTTCTGTATATGCTACTGTGAAAGCAGGAGCTGAAAGAGTGGCTGGGATCACCAAAGAAAGATATTTAGATCGTCTTTCTTGGTTGAAGCAAGTTTTACGCTTTACCTCCGTTTATAGGCGGGATCCTCATATTAAAACTCCTTTCGCACGCGTTTCAACAGCGTTGGAGACCTTGAAATTGGAAAATGCTCAAGGTACTGTGCGTAAGCAACCATATTGTGTTGTCCTTTGGGGCGAACCAGGTTGCGGTAAGACAGGTACAGCAATTACTTTAGCTGCTGCCTGCATGAGGTTGAAATATGGAAAATTTCTTCCTAGCGATATTGTGACATTGAATGAGACTGATGAATTTCAGTCTGAGTTCAGAACTAATCACAAAGTCGTGATTTTTGATGACGTTGCTGCTATGTCTGATTTTCGATTGTTAGTCGAGAAAGACCCATGGCGCAAGGTTATTGATTTTGTCAATAACATTCGTAAGACTGCCCTAAACCCTAATGTAGAGTTGAAAGGTAATGTCTATATCGAACCGGATCTAGTAATTATAACTACGAATCGGGCACCTTATTTTAAATTATCACAGTGGTGTTATTGTTCAATGGCTATTATTCGTCGTATTTCTAAGAATATTCATTTGCTTAATGATCGAAAGTATTGTACTTTTGTTGATTTGAATAAAGAGTTTCTTGGGTTGAGACAGAAATTGCTGAATGACTCTCCTGACATAAGTGATGTTAGTGGAGTTGAATATAGGCAATATCTTTCTCAGTATACTTCACGTCATATTCGTGATTATCCGAATGACAAATTTGAAAACGAAGAAAGCCTTGTGAAGATCACAAAAGAAGAGATGTTTAAGACAGTTGCCGCTGAATTTATGGCACATCTTGAAGATCAAACTATTTTTGTTGATCGTATTAATTCGAATTTTGATAAGGTTGTTGAGCGAACGTTTTTCTCAGCATTGTATAACGACCTTGTCAAACCATTTTTGCCGATTATGCCAAAGATGGATGAT